ATCCGGCGTCTGTAGTTTCCATGTGTCGTAACTCACTGCTCTAGCATCTTAATAATCAACTCATCCACCTTATTTTCTGCGACACTCCGCTTCTCATAGGCAGATGGTTTCCGTCCAAACTTACATGCGATCTGAGTCTTTCTCATTGCCAGAACTAAGCTTAAAAATTCACTATTTATTTCTAAGTTTTTTTGATCTGCTTGGACGCTCATAGTACTTACTCTCAGTTCCAATTTTCTCATCACTTACTTTCACCCAAACATGTGAACCATTTGGATACGTTAGTTTGACATGTCCACGCTTCCATCCTGGTCGGTTAGATAATTTTTTATTCTTGTAGGTAATACCTTTGTTCCAAGGTGTGCAGCCTTTGCGGTTTGCACGGATTGCTTTTCCTAATTTGCGCCAGACTTCACGGCGTAGACATCCGCATGATTTCACACCGGCACGGTGATTCCTGACGTTGCTTTTTTGGATGGCCTTCTCGGTTCCACACTGGCAACGGTAGACATAAAAGGATCTTCCGTTTGGTCCCATGTGACTAAACCGGAGAGGTGTGAGGCGTGTGCCTTCTATCTCAATTCCTAACTTCATCCTTAAATCTATGAATGATGAGACTAAAAACGAATCCTCCGAGTACCTTGGCAACGAATTGTCCAAGCACGATCAAAGGCATCAGTCCACCAAAAGCAATCGTGGGGAATATCAGAGAATCTAATCCTGCACCGGCGACATTAGATCCATTGGCACGGACTAGAAAAATCTTCTTTCTTAGGAAGTGATAAACGACTGCATCTCCTATGGCTGCCACTCCAAACGCCGTCGCTGACGCAACTGCGATCTGCATGGCTTCTAAATTTAGGAGGATGGTGATGACGCTGCCGGAGATAATGAGTGCCAGCATCTTTATGATGAGCTTCTCATTCTGCCAAGAATCGTGAAGCTGATCTCTGATACTTAAATCCAGACCAATGAAAAGAAATGCTATAAAAATAGAAGCACTTGGACCAAAATGGTTAACAGTCAAATTGGCTGCGACTATGGCGACTAGATACACAACGACATAAATATTTATTTGTTTCATAATAGGCTTAATTGAATAGGTTGTTTTTTCCAAAATTGTGGTGCGTTAAATGATTCGATTCGATCAATAAGAATCTGACCACGAACATGTGAACTCAATGGTTTATATCCACCATTAAACCGGTATGAGTTGCTCGTATTTCTAGCGACAGATGTAGAGTCTGCACTAGCAAATGGAATTTTTTTAAAGACATCTGGATTCAACATCCGGAGTCCATGAATCTTAGTTTTTGGTTTTCCATTTTTGTCACATAAAGCCTCCATAATTTCGTTGATTCTCATCCACCATGTATCTGTACCTGGATGCAAACCTTCAGAGGAACCTAGTGCGATCAATGGAAATTGATCTGCTAGTCTTTCTGCTCTATCCAAAGATTCTGATGTGTGAAAAACCGGCACACCTAAACAGTTTAAGTTTGGACGTTCTTGTATCAGTCTATCGTTCTCTTCTTCATCTCCTTGAATGACATCTGGAATGATGAAAAAATCCATGTTTGGAGATTTAAGATTTTCAATAAACTCATAGTATTCTGACCAATCTGTTTCTTTGCCTGACTTCCAAAAACTAAATGCACCGTTGTCGAGCGCCCACGTCTGACAAACTTCTTGAACTAATGAAAGTTGTGAGGTGTGAGCAAACGAAACAAAGGCATGTCTTCCATTCATAATCCGAGAAACTTGATCATCTGAACACGCTATCGGTGTTCCGTGGTAATGAATCATGTGAGGCTCAAGAGCATGGTTGGAACCAGTGGCTTGACAAAGTCATGAAAGAAGAGGTTGCGTGTCCGGATGAAATCGCTAATCCGGTAAGGAGAAACCTCACTTTGATTTACTTGAGCCTCGATCATCAGAACATCTCCGGCTGGATATCTGCCTCGACAGATTCAGTCTTGGACGCTGCCATCTCTTTTATCTTTTCAGATGGAGACTTTGCCTTCTTCGCCGTTTTCTTTTCAGGCTCCGGATCAACCACATCGGCCTGCTCGGTGATAATCAGATCGGGATCTGGTTGCGTGTCTTGTGGCTCGTCAATTCCTTCCAGCTTGATGTCGTCCAGTGTGGTCAGAAGGCCGGTGCCTTCCGTCTTTGGCGAGACATCCTTCATGGTCTTGGTCTGGTAATCCTCGGCACTCTCATTTGCCATTTCCTCGATGGAATACACGCCTGAGAGAATGTCTGGGAAACCTTCTCTGGCAGCAAACATTCCTGCTCTCCAATAAAGCATGTTTTCAGCGTATGCCGTCCATGCTCCTCCGCCTTTAATAAGACCGGCAGACTTCGCTTGATCCATTGTGAAGGTGCGACTGAATTCTTCTCCATCACGGAGATAGGTCACGGTGCAGGAATATGGCTCACCATTTTTCTTTTCACGTTTGATGGTCGGAGGTTTGTCTGCATGTGGCAGCACCAGACCCATTGCTGCGATTGCAGTCAGGTGAACATTGCCGTGCAGAGGATAGAGGTTCCGGAGCGACTGCATTGGATTCCATCCATGTCCACGTCCATATTGGATTGCAGTGAATACTTGCTCCGGAGTTTTAAAAATGCCGGTCATGTTGGATGCACTGAGTGCCTTGCTCAACCGGTAGTCAAATTCAAATTGATCATGCTCTTTTTGCAGGCTCATCACTGGAGACGATTCCTGTTTCATTAGTTCGTTTGCCATTAGTTTCCTTGATGTTTGTTAAGTCGGACTAAGCGTTTCATCCTGCCGAGTAGCCGGTGCTTCAGCCTCGGCTTTTCCATTTGCCTCACGATTTTTTCAATACTCATCGAATCCTCTCTGTTCGTATTTGTTTTGAATCCATCCAGGTACTCCAAGGACACGTTCATCCTCGTGGTATCCGGATCGTTGAAGTGCTATCTGCTTCTCAGGATCGAGTTGCAGATAATCACGATAATGCTGGAGATTTTTCTGGTACTCATACCGTCCGAGGTCCAGCCAAGACTCGGCGTTATAGACGGCGCACATATGCGGAGGTTCACGCTCGACGACGATCCAAGAGAACCGTGCCGGTTCATGTCCGAGGATCTCCTTCACGATGTCAAAATAGAATGCTGCCTGAATGTGCAGGCCATTGTTGCCAACGTACTTCTCAAACTCGTCTTGCTTGGCTTTGCCTTTGCCGAGCGTCTTGAAGTCGTAGAGATTAATGGCGCTGGCATCTACCTGGAACGGCACTCCGCCTCGCTTTGTGGCAATGGCTTGGTCGTCGTCAAGGTCTTGATACCAATCGATCTTTCCTTTGCATGGCACTCCGCAAAGTTCGGCAAAGACCGGCACCTCCGGTTTGCCTAGCTGAAGGATTCGTCCGATCAGTGGATGTGATCTCAAGACATCTCGGATGCTGAAGGCAAGGTCATGATCCTCTTCCTTCCATCCTGCTTTTTTTTGATAAGGATGGCGCTGCTCAAGTTGCTCCTTACTGAGCTTTTCGAGAACTGATCCGTGGGCAAGAGTGCCTCGGTGCATGTCTCCGGTCTCCTTCAATGGATGCCTCTCCAGGTGAAAGAAAACCTGGATCTCGTGCAGCGCCTTTACCTGAGTCGAACCGAGTGCCGGATGACTCCGGTAATCCTTATCACTCAGATTTGGCTGGATGGATCTCATGTATTGCATCATTCAATTTCTTAATAATGGATTCTTTTGGCGGACGCATTCTGATCTTGTAAAGCAGCCGAACAAAATTCTGCTCGGAAAATCTTTGTGGTCGTTCCACATAATGCTCGGCCTTCTTTCCAAACGGATAGACATCAAAGCACCAGATGTCCGGATCATAGAAACAGATGAAGAATGGTAGACCTGACCATTCCGCCAGCTTATAAAGTGCTTTGTTGGATGCATTGTTAATGGCGGAGTGACGATTCGCATTCCAGTGCTTGTATTCAAACAAGCCTTTAGGAATGGAGTTATACTTTCCTTTTCTGTAGGTGCCATCCGGCTTTGTCTGGAATTCAAGAAGGACAAAATCGATGTCGGTTGCACTGATCTCGATGCCATATTCTCGGTGCCTCCGACTGATCCTCTCATCTCGAAAGCCGTGAATTTCCTGTTTACTCTCATGATTCCTGTTCGCCGGTTGTGACCATTCCGGCATTGGCTCTTCCTGTTTCTCTGGTTTTCTCTTTTCTTAAACAACCGCATGACCTTGTGTTTCCTGTCTGCACCATGTCACGGCGCAATGACACAAGAGTTCCGCAATCGCACTTGAATAAATAAATGGCTTTGCCGTTTGCGTTGACCTCAACGAAACGCAACGCCGTCAGTCGAGTGCCTTTCAGCTTCACTCGCATCTTCACAGACGGACCTCGATGGCGCCTTTTACACTCCAAAGCTTGGACACTGAAACCTTCCAGATGACTTGGTCATTCCGGTAGAGGCAGTCCATCCATGCCTTGAGTAGATTATCGATGTCAGGTTTTTGCTGGTGAGGCTTGCCTTCCAACTCGGCTCGTTTCTTTTTGCTCCAAGATTTTTCCGGCATCGGAATGTGGAACGTCAGATCCAGTTCATGGATTGCTTGATTCAGCATTGGACGGCGCATCGGCAACGGCAGAAGCAACCGAAGTTCGTCGCAGAAAGCATGGTAATTTTTGACAACTGGCCTTTGCTTCCATCGGTCTCGTTGTGTCATCCGAGGCTTTGGCACCGGCACAATGTCGATGGTGTAACTAGGCACGAGATTTCCTCCGGATCGATGCCATGAGTTCCTTGTCCGTCTTCTCGATTCTTTCAATGACCTCCTGCTTCCGGAGTTCTGGTGTGAGCAGGACACGGAACTGGTGCAGTTCCTCGGTCAACCGGTTCATGGCCTCAGTTAATTCTTTCTCTTGCATAACTCTGCACGTCTGAACGGAGAAAAAAGTACGGACCTCCAGGCCATAACTGCTCTGGTTCCAACGCCTTGAGATGCTTGCGCCTGAAGATGGCCTCGGAAACTCCAAGGATCTGCGCTGCTTCTGAAAGCCTTATAATTTTTTTATTCATTATTTTGTTGACTCCTTATGTAAAGATGCTAACATATTTACATGATCATGACATTGTGATGATCACGATGACATTCAAAATACATTGTCTGTCGGATGTGTCAACAAAAAAAATAAAAAAAAGGAAAGACGATGAAAGCAGATATCTACTGGAACAAAAACAGACGGTGCGTTCAGCTTGTGGTCACACCGGAAGGTGGTACTCGGCTGGCTCGTGTCGTTGCATCCTTCCAGAACTTGGAGGATCTTGGCCTGACATCCAATACCGAGCGCCGTGTTCAGGCCGGTTCATACAGACCGATGGCTCGTGAGTCATCAGATGTCCGTGACAAGCGTGAGGCGTATGTTGCAGAACGTGCAAAAGAGATTCTGGAGCAAGTCCAGTTGGACAAAGGTGAGAAGAGTGCAGGACTGACCGTCGGCTATGCCATTGATCAGTGGAATGAGAAGCACTGGCCTACCTTAAAAGAAGCAGAGAACAAGCCCAAAGGATTGTATGAGTTGGAAATGTTGAAGCGTAAGAAGAACGGAGCCGGTCTTGCTGATGTGAAGCTTGATGATTTGGACAAAGCCAAGATCGCACAAGCTTTGGAGTTCCGACATCCACGGCACGGATATTCTCCAAAGACCTACAATGGTCTGCTCACCACACTATCAAGAGTCTTGTCATGGTGCTGCGACGATCAACGCAAATGGCTGGAAACCAATCCACTTCAAACCGGCAAAGGTTCTTTGCGCCAGCCGGAGCATGATGCACATGATTGGTTGTCTGTAGAAGAATGGAATCTGCTCAAGCCTTTTCTAATCAAATCCAGAAACGAACATCTCTATGATGCCGTCGTCCTGACCTTGCACACTGGATGCAGAAAGAATGAGATCATGACTGCACTATGGAGTGACTTTGATCTTATTAATGGCAAGCTTGTGTTTAATTGGACCAAGAACGGCAAATCCAAAAGCATCAATCTGACACAAGAAGCATCCGACATTCTCAAGGACCGCATGAAAGTCCGAGCTATTTATTCAAATCGGATCTTTCCACGTCTGGCAAAATGGAAAGGCAAGAACAAAGATTATGATCTCAAAGGTGTCGCAGATTTTAATCGTGCATTGACTAGGAATCTAGTGAAGGCAGGAATCAACTGTCCTAAAGGATGCACCAAGGACCACAAGGATGAATCCTGGTATCGGCCTTGGTATCAGCATCGTCGTCTACACTGGCATTCGTTGCGTCACACATGCGCCAGCTTCATAGCCAACAACGGCGGAACACTAGAAGACATTCAGGCTCATCTTGGTCAGGAAGATCCAGATAGCGCCAAGATTTATAAACATCTCGTTGATGACTATACAAAGAAGACGAGTTCCATATTGGAGAAAGCACTTGCATCTTAGTCAGGATGCTAACATTGTCACATTATGGAAACTAAAAAACGAACAGTAGAAGATGCGGACGTAATTAAAAGATTGCGTCAAGCATTTGCCGAGAGGCAGTGGGAGCATCAAGAATTTGCTGACAAGCTTGGATGCTCACGGTCCTACGTTGGCAACATCCTATCTGGCAGAGTTCAACTCTCCGGTAGGATTATGAAGCAACTGCATGAGAATGGATTCGACATTGTTTGGATTCTCTCAGGCAACTCCGACAAGGCGGAGATCCAAAGACTTCAGGAAAAAATTGACACGGTCAAGGAACTACTGAAGGAAGCATATAAACAATAAGAAAGAAAGAGCCTAAGAATACTGGGGCGCAAAAACTATAAAGGAGTTTTATGACTTTATTATCCTATCGTGGACCTTCTGCATTAACCCACGTTAAAAATCTTGATGCAGATTCTATGACCTCATGGTGGACATGTGTGCCGACCAGTTTTGGACGGTGCGGTGTCGTGAATTTGTGTGGTCGTGATATAAGGAAATTTATCTTGCGACTGCGAGGAAACCTTGATTCAGGATCAGGAGGTAAAAATGTCATTTAAAGAAACAACGATATTACAATGTCCTTCCAAAAAATCATTTGATAGCCATTTTGATAATTTTGACGCACTGAATGAAATTTGTGTCTCAAATGGTTGTTCATTCAAATGGAAAATTTTGGACAAGAAAAAAAGAACTTATGTTTTAAATGTAAATGGCGCTTCTAAAGAACATCAGCAAAATGCTCTTATTGGTATAATGCAATTTTTATTTGATAAAGATATTGAGCCTGCGATGGTTATCTCGACGAAGACAGAACCCGATCCTCCAATTCAAAGAGCCATTGAGATTTTAGAGGCGTAGACATGTCTACAAAAATGTCTACAAAACTTGAGCAAAACCTTGATTTTTTGTAGATGTCTACGGATGTCTACGAGGAAAACTTGAGTTTTTAAAGCAAATGAAATAGGCTTCTATCCGTTGCAAATACTGCACAAAGATATATTTCGGAGCGTGGCGCAGCCTGGTAGCGCACACGGCTGGGGGCCGTTTCTCTTATACTTCCAATACATTGCAATCACTGGCTTTGTAGTCATTATGTAAGTGTATGTCTACATAAATGTCTACAAGGCCGGTCATTTCTTTTGATCCAAATTACAACTTGAGGTGCTTTGGGAGGTTGTGAATAAAGGCTTTTTGTGCTTGTTCACTTAGCTCAGACAAAGCAGATTTTGCATGTGACTTGGCTTGATCTGCCGTCAGCGAATTGTCTTCAGACTGAACCATGTCAAAAATAGCTTTGGCAGCAAAAGTCGCAATCTCTTTTGCGATCAGCATTTCTAGTCCGGTCATTTCTTTTTCCTCTTCCTTGAGTGTTTTGCAAACTTTTTGTATACGGCTGGCTTGTTGATTGCCAGATACGATTTCTGTTTTTTGGACTTGAACGGCATCAGTAGCTCCAGATCCACGGACGGTTGTCGCCGGTCAGATCATCCATGTGCAGGAACCTTTTATCATGTGGTCCTTTTTGTGATAC